TGGGAATTTAATGAAAATCAATCCCCGCATTGGACTACCCCCCTGGCAACTGCCCAAATCGTTGTAAAAAATAATAACGGAGCAACAATACATACAAGCGAAGTATTTTCGGCATATCTTTATGAAACCGAAGATGACCCGCCAGCCGAGATATATAAATGGAGGTTTGATGCAACCCAAATCATTAAGCATATTATCGATAATTATTTCTATAAAGAAACGTCTGGAGTTGTCGAACCTGAGAATTATGGTAGCGAAATCGAAGTTACTTTTAAATCATACGATGGAGCTGTTTTAAAAGATACCGAGCTAAAAGAATATTTTGCCTCCCATGCTGTCAATCAGATCGGTGACGAATACGGTGCGAATATCCCACGGATATTTTATAATGATACCGAAGGGATTGCACATTTCCTGGGGTTTCCTAATCATTTGTTTTTTTACTCTCCGACTGATCAGGCTGCACATTCTCCGCTTGTTGAGATAATCGAAAGGGGAGTTACTGAATCTGATAATCTAATAGCAACCATTGCTAATACACTCCCTCCTGACGATTATGATATTCTTACTATTGCCGGAACTTCGGTAACGAGGGCCCAGGAAGCTGCTGGAGGGGCCCTAGCGTCCAGTGAAAATTTTACAATCACAGAAGGGAAAAATTATCTCATTTTAATACCTGGTCTCGCTAATGCCGGGGGTGAATTACCTTTGTTTTATCTTAAAGCCGGGGTATCTGCTGTATCTACAAAATTAAGAGCAGTCGTCGGTGACAATGCTTTTATTTTACAAGCAACAACAACATGCGTGGGTTTGGCACATTTGATAATAGAAAATACTGCTGCTTGTGATTGGTCATGCGGGTCTATTCAGGTAAAACCCGTACAGGATGCAAGCGACGAGGGCACAATGGGATTATATATACATTCTATTGATCTCAATCAGTTGGTCCTGTCAAAACAGTCAATACTTGCAAAAGTGTATTACGATCTTGATGATCCTATTCTTTTAAAGACCTTTAATCTTACCATATTCGAACCATGCGAAAATGCCGTGTATATCCGGTTTCTCACTAAGGATGGATATTATATGTATTGGGCTTTTTCTCCATATCCTAAGACGGTAAAATCAGGTGATAAGATTGGAAATGTGATAAACAACTTCTCAGAAATGGCAGAGGCTAATTCCCGGAATCTTCCGATTGGTTACCGGAACTCGTTTAATAAAATGGCTGTCATTGCTTCAGGTGTCCCAATTACATTTCGCCGCAAGCTGATAGAACTATTTACCTCCCCAGCTGTTTATTTATGGCAGGGACAGGAGACAATAGGTGAAAATCTAATAAGCGATTTCCCGTCTGAAGCATATGATACATTTGATTTTACTGATACTATAATTACAAGTGCTATAAATGCAGCCGGAAATGCTTTTGCATGGTCTGAGCAATTCGAGGTTTCTGTTGGTGAAATTATAATAGTCATATTAGATTTGAATCTTAATGCTGGCGAACTTCCTTTAATTGCAATTGATGATCTTAGTGGATTAGGAGTGATTTCTAATAATCCGTCTTTAGCAGCAGGATTTAATATTATTGAATTAACTTGTACTGCATCAGTTACGACGGCAAGATTCAGAATTAATAATACAGCGGCCTCTAATTTTTCGACCTCTGCAATTATTGTAAAACGAAAAGAAATAGAACTTGATTGGATTCTTTTAGAGAAAGTTGAAGGCTCGCACGAATTAAGAGACAAACGAGAAAGGGATAATTTTGAATGTACCCTTGTATTACCGGAGAATTATACTCAAACCCTGTCAGGTCAGAACTTATGATACGAGCATATTTAGATAGCAATGAATTAAAGCTGTTCCCGGAAATGGCAATCGGATTAACTATTGAGAACTTCAATATCTCTGATTTATCTAATCGTAAGATTGACCGTACAAATGTTATCCGTGTCCCAAAGGCAGGCAATGAGGCTATCTTTGAATTCTCATCCGTCCCAAACGCCCCGACTGATTTTGCATACAATGATTACAACTTTGATTTAATAGTTGACGGGATATTCGTGTACGAAAATGGACGGGCATTTATTGCCGGTGAAGATGATCACGGATATACCCTGAATATAACGAACGATAAAAATATTATAGACCTTTTGAAATCAATATCCCTGGCAACGCTTTATCAAGGGGATGATATTGTATTTACAAACGCAACGGATTACCTTAATGTCTTTAAACAAAAGACCGCCGGATTTAAAATAGATTTTCTGTATCATGAAGATGATCCTGATGCGGATAAATACAAATTCTATATATGGTTTAATTATCTTTCGATCTATGTTGATACTATACTTGACAAGATTGAAACGGATTATAGTATATCGTTTTCAGGGGATCTGTTGACTGATTCTGATTTTGAGGAAATGCGTATCCCTTGTGTTTCGGCAAATCTTATCCGGGATTGGGATGAAGTTAATATTCATATTCAGGATCTTGTTATTCATGATTCATTAACTGCCTGGGATTTGATCAAAAATATACTTCAGTTATTTTGTGGGGTTTTTAAGATTGACGGCACGGATATGGAATTGCAGAAATTCAATGATTTGGATATTACAACGCCGGTGAATTGGACCGGGAAGCTGGTAAGTAAAAAGAAAAATTTCTCCATTCCAGATGTAGCACAAAAGAATTACATCAAACATACCGTAGCCAGTGAAGTTGATAAAAATCAAAGCGCCGGACTTATCGAATGTAATAATGCTAATATTCCTTATGAAAAGGATCTCGCAACGATGTCAGACAAATTGTTCCCATTTAGGGATATAAATTCATTTTACACAAATGCTTCTGCTGATCCGCTTTTGGGAATACAATTAGAAAAAAAAGATACGTTCATCAGTCAGGTAGATCATTCGCTGGCCAGGGTTAAAGGATTAAAGGATTTGATTATACTTGTAGATTCAGATGAATTTCTCGGACAGCCTATCGATGCCTGGTTGTATTATGTTAAAAAGGACGGGGAATTTGGATTCTGGATTTCAGCTTCATTGAATGGTAATTTAACTGCTGATGCCGATACGACAATCGTTGAATATTACGATCCCACAGCAAACTATTCACTTATTGAAACAATGCTTACTGATCCGGTAATGTATGATGCGGAATTGTTACTTAATATTGTGGACATTCAGGGATTCGATCATTTCAAGGCTGTACAGATTGATGAGTTGGAAGGAATATTCTATGTTAATAAAATTGGGGATTTTCTTGCAACCAGTCCCGGTATCCCTACAAAAGTTGAATTTATAAAAATATCATAATGGCAGAGAAAACAGTAAATATTATCGATCTCGATATTGAACAAAAAGAAGTTGTTAAGAAGCTGGCCGAATTACAGACTAATATTATCGCCCTGAAGAAAGAGACTAAGGCACTCGAAACGACTAATAGAGATCTGGAAAAAGCAGGGAAAAGCGGAGGTATTCAATATACCGGTAATGCAAGAAAAATTGAGTTGCTCAAAAATCAAACAAAGGAACTTTCAACTGCATACAAAGGTAATCAAAATACACTTGTTGCATTAACATCCTCCGAAACAAAACAAATAGGTACACTTCGGAAATTAGAGTTATCAAACAAGCAACTTCGCGAAGAATCAAAGACTCTTGATCTAACACAAAAACAAGGTCGAAAGCGGCTCAAAGAAATTAATAAAGAACTAGATAAGAACAATAAAATGATACTCAAAAATGCCGATGCTATGAAAAAGCAAAAAATGAACATCGGTAATTATAGTTCAGCACTTCAGGCAGCAGGGGGGCCTCTTGGAAGAGTTGTTATGGGAATTCAGGCGATGACAAAAGCGGCATTGGCATTTCTTGCAACTCCACTTGGGTGGGCTATCGCAGCAATAGGAGTAGCACTGGCAGCACTTACTTCTTTTTTCAAAAGATCAGAAAAAGGACAGGATGCATTTAGAAAAGGGGCAAAAGTTTTGGGATCCATACTTGATAATTTACTTGATATTATTGACAATGTAGGGGAAGCATTATATAATATGTTTACAAAACCCGAAGAAGCAATAGAGAATTTCAAAGCCAAAATTAAAAAAATAGGAGAATTTTTTCAGAATACATTTGGTAATATTATAGGAGGAAGCATTGAAATATTTGTCCAGACTCATGTAAGAGCGTATGCAAAAGTGGGTTTGGCCTGGCAAAAATTTAAAGGGATATTTACAGATAATGCTGAGGGCATATTAAAAGCACAGGAAAAAATTGATGAAGCTGATAAAAAAATGGAGGAGGGGGTAGAAAGAGTAAAAAAGGGAGCTGAAGCAATGGGAGAGGCCTGGGATAAAGTAAGAAAAAAAATAGGAGACTTTCGTGATGAAATAGTGAGTGATGCAGCGATAGCCAAAAAATTAGCTGATGAAGAAGCTGCGTTACGTAAATTGGAAAGAAAAGATTTAGTTGAAAATGCAAGATTAGCTAAAGAATCAGCTAAATTAAGGGGTGAGGCGGAATTACTAAAATTCACGAATGCAGAAAAATCAATTGATTTATTAAATCAGTCATTCGATTTGGACGAAAAAGTGCTTGCAAGTGAATTAAAAATAGCTGAACGTAAAGCCGAAAACGCAAGAATTGCAGCAACATTGGCAAGATCAGATATAGAAACATTAAATGAAATTGCACAACTTGAGGCTGATATTGAAAATAAGCAAAGATCGTATGAAGAACTCAGAAGGCAAAGGACCAGGCGGTTAAATATGGTACGCAAAGAAGCCTTCACCCAGGAAAAAATGCGTTTAAATGCCGAGCTTAAACTTAATGAACTTAATGCTGCTGAAATAATGCGCATGAACGAAAGAATTATTGCGGATGAATTATCAACAAATGATCAAATACTTGCAGCAGCAAAAGAAAATACAGCTTTAAAACTTGAATTATTGGCGCAAGAAAGCGACCTCGAACTTGCCGAACTCAAATCAAGGCAGGATCTTGCTTTAATAAGTCAAGAAGATTTTGAACTTCAAAAGTTATTAATAAAGGAAAAATTTGCAGATGAATCAACGAAATTACTTGAGGAAAGTCTTGAATTTGAAGGAAATTTGTTTGATGAAGCATTTATAGCAAAATTTAAAGTTGCCGCTAGTGTTGCAGCAGCAATGGAAGCTCTCTTTGATGAACATACAGTAGTTGCTAAATTTGCAGCAATAGCACAAGCACTTATTAATACATTTCTTGGGGCCACGGCAGCTTTTGCACAGACACCTGGCGGGATAATTATAAAATCTATTGCTGCCGGTGCTGCAACGGCGATAGGACTTGCCAATGTTGCTAAAATACGTCGGGTTCAAAAAGGGAGTACAGGAGGCGGCGGATTGACTCCTGTTTCTACCGGAAGGCAATATACCGGGGGTAGATATTCCGGAGGGGCAGGAAGTATCCCGGCAGACGGTGGACTAACAACACAAGCTATTATTAATTCAACGGCACAAGCGGTAAAAAAAGGAGTAAAGGAAGCAATGATCGAATCGCCTGCTGAAAAAATTCTTGTGGTTGAGGACGTTACTTTCAGACAACAGCAAAAAGATTCCGTATCCCGGGTAACTACTGTTTAGATTTTCTTTTCAGGATTATATCATAGTCCTTTAAATGAGATAAGTCCTGGATTTCAATAATATAATCCCTTCCGACTTTCCTGCCTTTGTGATTTGATGGAAGCAAATCTTTTCGAATCCTGCGTATCACAGTATCCCTGGAACAATTCCCTGCATATTTTTTGGCATATTCCCTGGCAGATAATATCATTTTGTGCTTATATGTAAGCAAAGATATAAAAAATTATTTTTATTTAGTCTTAATTACAATAATTTTGTAGCATGCTTTTGAAATCCATCCAAATAATGATATCATGAAAAGATTAATTTTCCTATTAGTTCTTATTACAGGACTCATTTTCACTGCAAATGCACAAGGCAGATTTCAGGATAACGATGATTTTCAAACCGGCCCGGATTCTCTGCAAGGTGTCAGTACAACGCTGACAATCTATTCCCCATTGATTGATGGATATTGGGATTATTCAATACAATTAGAATCAACATTCGGGGGACTCGGTGATTCAACCCATTATACAGTAACTACATGGCAGTCCAATGATCCCGATACAGATGCCTGGACTGAAATGACTTCTCTTAGGGATACATCGGCAACCATAACGGATGAATCCTGCATATTGATTGAAAAAACAGATTTTACCGGTCTTTGGCTCAAACATATTCTCACGAGTGCATCTCTGGATACTATGCTAATTGAGTCTTTTACTGTTATAAAGAAATTCAGATTGTTTTAATGGAAGGTCATATATTCATACAAGGTGTTATTTCTCCATGGCAGGATACAGCTGCTGAAGAGTGGGGAGAGGTGAATATTAAGCAAGTCACTCAGCAGATTCAGGATAACAAAGATGCTGGAAAGCTGATTGTTCATATTCATTCTCCCGGCGGGGATGTTGACGAGGGATTCGGAATACACGACATTCTGGTTGCTCATGGAAAAGATAAGGGCGTTGAGATTGAAACCCGTATCGAAGGATTGTGTGCATCTATTGCCACGGTGGTGTTTCTGGCCGGATCGGTAAGGAAGGTAACAGAAAATTCGGATGCCATGGTTCATAACCCCTGGATGGATGTCTGGGGGGATGCTGATGATTTGCAGAAATCAGCAGATCAATTAAAAATTATCGAAGATAAAATCCTTGATTTTTATGTTGCTAAAACCGGAGGTAATAAAGAGGCTATTTCAGCAATGATGAAAGAAGAAACTTGGTTGAGCGCACAGCAATTGAAGGATCTGGGCTTTGCAACAGAGATCATAACAACAATTAAAGCAGTAGCGAAATTTAATGTTAAAAAAAATATTATGAACACTCAGGATCTTAACAAAACAATCGATACCAAATTTGAATCAATTCTCACTCAGATCAAAAATTTATTCAAGGCAAAAATGTTAACAACGACTGCCGCTGATGGAACTGTTCTTGATTTTGGGGACCAGGCAGCAACTATCGAAGACGTTGAAGTCGGGATGACAGCCACAATTGAAGGCGGGGGCGTACCAGATGGGGATCTTGTAATGCCGGATGGCGGGACTTGGGTATTTGATAACGGAACCTTAACGGAAATGAAACCTCCCGAAGAGGAAGAAACTGAAGAAATGAAACAATTAAAAGCTGAAAATGAAGAACTGAAAAAGCAACTTGCGGAACTTCGAGCTAACAATGAAGCTGCCGTCGAAGGATTGAAAGAGGAAATAGTTGCATTCAAGGCTCAAATAAAATCAGATATCTCGACATTTGAAAAGGGGGGCATTCCGCAATCTGATGGGGGACAAAAAGAAAGCAGATTTTCAGATTTAAAACCTAAAATGAATTAAAAAGAAATTATTAAATAATATTAAAAACAACAATCATGGCATCTCTAATTAATATCTCGGGGATAACAATAAACGAACAGGAAGCCCTGAATGCAAACGAGGCAGTATTCACGAAATCTCTTATGAAGCCTGAACTTAGAAAAGTTCATACGATTGCTACTGGCATCCAGATGAAGACACAAATACCCATTTATGGGAGATTTGGACTTATAGGTCAGAAATCACTCGGTTCCTGTAATGTGAATCTTGAGACAGTCGAGGCCGTTGCAACTGAGAAATTTTGGGACCCGGCACTTATTTCTACCAGGCTTTACCATTGCCAGGAAGATATCGACCAACTTTTCAAAATGTGGAAACTTAATGCCGATGCACTAAAAACATGGGATACAATGGACCCCGGACAAGATGAATTTCTTGTCGATCTCACTACTGATGCCCTTTTTAACGCAATATTAAGAATCACATCTTTTGGTAATACCAGTGAAGATGTCGTGGGATCAGGAGGAAACCTTACTGCCGGGACGGATAAGCTCTATTTCACTATGATCAATGGATTATGGTATCAGTTGATTGCAGCCGTTACCAGCGGTACAACACCGAGATATGCAATCAATGAGAACGGAGCAGCCACTTACGCTACCCAGAATGCTCTTGCTGCTGACAGGGCTTTGAAGGTTTTTAGGAATCTTTATGAAAGCATAGATACCAGGGCATTTCGTGATGGACAACTTGTATATCAAGTTACCCACAGTCTCTTGTTGAACTGGCAATCTTTCCTTGAAGATAAGTCTTTGGCTTTTACCCTTGAGAAAGCGGAAAAGGGAGCAACTGTATATAATTACAGGGGGATACCAATTATTCCCAGGTATGATTGGACGAATAATATAAAATCACATTTCGATAACGGGACAAAATTGTATCTTCCGCACAGGGTTTTACTTGGACCTATCTCAAACATCCCGATTGGTACAAGTGATGATGGAAATTTCACCGATTTGAAAATGTGGTACAGCAATGATGACAAGAAGCTATATACAGAAATTGCCTTTTATATCGACTGTAAACTTGTTGAAGATCACATGGCTGCCGTGGCTTATTAAGAACCATTCTAAATAACATAACATGGGCTGTTTATCAGCTATAACGCAAGTAATTGCGAATACTTGCACGAACGTACCCTCTGCCGGACTCGAAGTCAAGGCATGGGCAATTAACCGGGTAGATGTAACCTGGACTATTGACGCAGGGAATGTCGTATTGCTTACCGGGGCCACAATGGACGGGGCAACTGTTGCTTATCCCGTTACGGCGGTAAAAAAGGAAAATAATGCCGGGTTTGATGGGGCTTTTGCCGATAACCTTCCTGATCTGTTCATGCATAATGTTTCCTTCCAGCCTTACGGAAGGAAATCGTCCGATGTACTGGCGCTGGATAGTATGGATGATCTTGTTATCATCGTCGAGTTAAAGGGCCCAAAGACCGAAGGATGTTTTGTTGTTCTGGGATACGAAACCGGATTGCATCTTGTTTCGATGTCGTATAAAGCAAACGATAATAACGGGATTCCGACATACGAATTTGCAACCAAAGAAGGACAAGGGGAGAAATATTCAAAATATGTAATCTGGGATGCCGATTACGATACAACCCTGGCTGCACTTGTGGCACTTGAAACTTAAAATATGGGATGTTTAACTAAAATAGCAGCGGTAATAACTAATACCTGCACAAGTGTTCCGGCGAAAGGACTCACGGTTAAGGGATGGATATTCAACCGTGCAGATATTGAATGGACAGTCGGGGGAGTTGTTACCCTGATCACCGGCGGAGCCAATGCTGCACTTAAACAGGCATGGTCAATCACCGCTGTAAAGCATGAAATGAATGCCGGGGCTGATGCTGTTGTGGCCGATAACCTTCCGGGGCTGTTTACTCATAATGTAACTATACAACCCTACGAAAGGGATTCGGATGCGATAAAAAATATCGACGATATGTCGGATGTTGTTATTGTCGTCGAATTAGAGGGCGGGGAGAAAGATGCTGACGATTTATATACCGAGGGAAAATTTATTATTCTCGGACTGGATTCGGGTCTGCATAAGATATCTGCAACATGGAAGGCATTAGATAACCACGGCATACCGACATACGAGTTTGCAACACGTGAAGGCGAAGAGGAAAAATATTCGAGATATATATTCTGGCCTGCTGCTGATACTTATGCCGCTGCCGCCGCCGCACTCCTAGCACTTGAGACTCCCGGGGTATAATGGAACTGGATATATTACTCTCGCATTCATTTGAGGAAATAAGAAGCAGTAACAAGATAATAGCACTTTTGGAATGTGCAAAAAATTACTTAAATTTGCCATATACGAATTGCGAGAGGGAATATCGCAAATATTACGAAAGGCTAAAAATATTTAAAAATAAAAAAATGGAACCTACTCAAGATTTTAGAAACAACCCTGGGAATTACCTTGATAAAAAATATATTCTGAAATCAGGTATACGGCCTTATATTAATTCTGTTCATTATGACAATGAATCCATAACAGACAGTATTGCCGAAAAATACATCAAGAAGTTCCCGGCTGCCGTGAATAATTTCCTTAATGAAAAGGAACGTGCCGTATATGAAGCCATGGCAGGAGCAAAAAGTGCAATCGGTAATGCAGAGGACGCTGTTGTTAATGAACCTATTGAGGGAAAAATATCTTTATTGATCGAAGCCGGCGATTTTAAGGAGGCTATAAAAACAGTTGATTCTTTAACCGGGGAAGAGGTTAAGCAGAAGGCTATGAACGGGATCAAAGCTGCCGAGGTGAAAGCCAAAGAGGAAAAGGCCAAAGCCAAAAAAGCAGCTGATGCTAAAAAAGCAGAAGAAGCAAAGAAATTAGCTGCCGAGAAAAAAGCCAAAGAGGAAAAAAAATAGGACAATGTTAAATAATGAGTCAAAGGAGGATAACACTTGGAGAACTGCCGGAACCATTCAAGGTAACCCCGGTAAAGATAGAGGGGATTGAAAAATATGATATAGACAATGCCTATCCTTCCCGTATGGAGAGGCTTATTAACGGGTCAGTAACTGCCAAATCTTCGGCACGGATGCTTTCCCGCTTTTTAATTGGAAAAGGATTCACAGAAGAATCCCTGAATAAGACTATTGTCGGGAAAGATCGTTATGAACGTCCCGTGACAGCCTTTAAATTACTTCGCCAAATTGCCATATCCGCGGCTTATTATTCCGGTTATTATGTGAGGGCGCAATTTGATTTGAATCATAATGTAACTGGATTCATATTTGAAGATTTCAAAAATTGCCGTTTTGGACTAAAAGATTCTGATGATTATTCCGGGCATATTGTCGTTTATGATAATTGGGATAGGTCAAAAAGCCAGAGAGTCAAAAAAAGTGATTTCATATCCGTCCCGGTATGGAATATAAACAAGGCGGTTATCGCTTATCAGATCGAAAAAGCTAAAGATATTAAAAAGTATAAAGGTCAGATGTTTTTTAATTTTCTTGACGAGTACTATATCTACCCTTTGTCCCCGATAGATACGGTTCATTATGATGCCGATACCGAGCACGAAATCTCGATGTTTAAAAACGGGGAATTGCGCCGGGGGTTTAATATGAAAAAAATTATTCATCATTCAAGATTTGAGAAAGACCAAGATGCCGAAAATTTTAAAGATAAACTTCAGGACTTCCAGGGAGGCGGGCATAAATATTCTTTCATGGTCGTAGAAGGGACATTTGATGAGAATGGGAATCTCAAGACGGAAGAGAATATTAAAATAGAAAATATTGAACAAAATATCAATGATAAAATCTTTGAATCATACGAAAAATCGTGTATCAATAATATAAGAAAGGTTTATAATGCTATCCCGCAGATTCTTATAGATTACGAAGACAGTAAACTCGGTACAACTTCCGGGGAGGCATTATTCCAGGCTTCCATGTTCTACAATCAGATGACTATAGAATTAAGAAAATCTATATCTGAATCATTCCATGAAATGTTTTCAAACTGGAAAGATCAGGACCTGAGAGAGAGAACCTGGGAAATTGAGCCTGTTATCCTGGGAGAGAAACAAGAAGATCAGCCAATGACACTTAATATTCCGATAAAAAAATCAGAATGACTACGACAGAAAAATATCAGGGAGACGATATAACATTAAGTATTACAGTGGGTACTGATGTAAATATTGACGATCTGGCAGAACTGTATGTCTATATCATCAATAAAAAAACCTTGGAAGTATTGATAAAATTCAACAAAGCAGGATTGACGGAATTCACGGCATTGGATAAGATTACAACAACAGTTTATGAAGCAATAATCCCTTCAGGAATAACAAAAACAGCCGAAACAGGATATTATAATATCGAAGGAAATGCTGTAAATACCGATGATGATTATGAAGATTCTGAAGAGAATGCAATAACTCTGGATGATCGCATTTTATTAAAATCAAGTGTAAGTAAAGCAAGCTCTAGTGGGTGATATAGATATAAAATTGTTAGAAGCGCAGGATGTGAATATTCGGCTGAAATCAGCTGCTGATATTGCTATCAATATATCCAGTGATGTTGTGACTTTTGGTGCTGAATACCGAGCTGTCCATAATGCTTACGATACCAAGCCTGATGAAGCGGATGCCATTGTTGATAACGCAATGGTTGCGGGATGGGTTGCTGATGGAGTTTGGGCAAAGATTGATGGGATATGGATTTTTGCTAACCACATTACAGGGGCTGATAGTTTACGTAATTGGAAAATACCGGCAAACACAGCTACAGCCTATAATGCCCCGGCTTTCGGTCAATGGGAAGGATGGACAGGGAATGGAAC